TGAGGTGTACGCCAGATGAGTAATTACAAAGTCACGTCACACAAGCTTGCTGGCTTTAAGCATGGCGACACTGTGACTGAAGATGATCTAGAAGGCGCAAACGTGCCTGCACTAATCGCTGGTGGCCATCTGGCTGCTGCGACAACGAAAACCAGCCGCAAGGCCAATAACGAAGAAAGCGAAGGCTAAAGGCCATGGCAGTATTCTTGTCTAACGATGTCCAGATCGTAGTAAATTCAGTGGACCTTACCGATCATGTCGCCAGCGTCAGCTGGGAAGAGACTGCAGCGGAACTGACCACCACAGCGATGGGCGATTCCAACGAAACCCGCATCGGCGGGCTGAAGGACGGCAGCATCACTTTGGAGCTGCACCAGGACTTCGACGCTGGCGAAACGTATGCGACTCTCTACGCTCTGCTCGGCACCGTCACCACTGTGGAGATTACGCCGACTAGCTCGGCTGTGTCCGCTACGAACCCTAAGCACTCTGTCAGTGCGCTTGTCACGACCGTGCCTGTTCTCGATGGTTCGGTGTCTGACCTTGCGACCATCAGCGTTACCTGGCCTATGTCAGGCCCTGTCACGGTGGCCACTTCGTAAAAATGCTGGATATCTCTATCTCAACACGACTGGCCGATGAGACAGAGCCAGTAACAAGCAAACCCACCATGGGAACGCTGCTGCAGCTAGAACGCTACTTTCAGCTGCCAAGCGCTATCGAAGCGTTGCAGCAGACCAAAATTGAGCACGTAGCGTGGCTTGCCTGGGAATCTAGGCGGCACGCTGGACTGGTCGTGCCAACGTGGGAAAAGTTCCGAGACTCGCTAGTAGACATCGAGTTCGACAGCGACAACGACACCCCTTTAGCCGCAGGGGAACCGCCTACGGCATAGCTGCACTGGCTGTCGCCACAGGACAGCCCATCAGCGAGCTTCAGAACGCTTCCCCAGCCGTCATACGTGCTCTAGAGGCAATCCTTAAAGAGCGACAGCAAGCACAAGAGGAAGCTGCAAAAAGGCGCTAACCATGCCACCACAAACGTTCAGCTACGACCTAGGCACATACCAGGGCCGTCAAGTATCTGACCGTGGTGGCCGCAACACTCACGCTTCTATGCGTGCAGGCAGCATGGTGGAAGTGCGCGGGCTGCGTGAGCTACGGCGCGACTTTCGCAAGGCTGGCGGCGACATGACGCAGCTAAAAGACCTGCACAAGTACCTTGCAGACGACGTAGCTGGAACCGCCAAAACCAAAGTGCCTGTGCGCAGCGGACGCCTAAAAAACTCTATTCGAGGATCTGGTACGCAAACCGCAGCACGTGTACGTGCAGGCAACAACCGTAAGAGCGGGCCAAGCAGCGTGCCCTATGCGGCACCCATACACTTTGGCTGGTCACGCAGAGGCATTAAACCCCAGCCCTTCCTGTATGAAGCGCTCGACGATAGGCGAAATCAAGTGATTGACGCCTACAACGACCAGATCGACAGCATCATAAGGAAAGTGTTTTAGACTCGCTCTATGGCTGCAGGCTCTAGCGTTATCAACGTCGCTATTCTGGGCGACGCTAAAAAGTTCAAGCGTGCAGTTGGCGAAGCTAGCGACAAGCTAGGCAAGTTCAGCGCCAAAGTCGGCAGCGTTTCCGCCAGCGTCGTCAAGGGTTTTGGCGTCATGGGCGCAGCCGCTGGCGGTCTGGCAATCGTCGCAGGTAAACAGCTGTTCGACCTGGGCGAAGAACTTACGTCGCTAGACCAAAAGATCGGCACCGTATTCTCTGGCCAGTCTCTAGAGCAGGTCACAGGCTGGGCTGACGAAGTCGCAGCCCGCATGGGTCTGACATCGACGCAGGCAGCAGGCCTAGCCGCTAACGCAGGCGATCTGCTTAAGCCAATGGGCTTTACGGCTGACGAAGCCGCCAGCATGAGCACCGAAATTATCGGTCTTGCTGGTGCACTGTCTGAGTGGTCTGGCGGGCAGCGGTCTGTAACAGAGACTGCCGAAATTCTGTCTAAAGCGCTGCTGGGCGAGCGTGACTCGCTCAAGTCGCTGGGCATCAGCATTAACCAGGCAGAAGTTGACCAGCGAGCGTTGACGATCGCACAGGCCGCAGGCCGTGAAGAGATCAACGAAATGGACAAAGCGCTTGCGACGCAGCAGCTGATTCTTGAGAAGTCGACTGATGCGCAGGAAGCGTTTGCGGCTGGCGGTAACAAACTGACAGCGGCACAAAACAAGCTGCGTGCAGCGTTTGGCGAGCTGCAAGAACGACTGGCCCGCAAACTGCTGCCCGTGTTCGCACAAGTTGCAGACATCGTTGTTGAGCTAATCGACGTGTTCGACAAAAAAGGGCTGGGCGGCGTTATTTCTGACGTGTCACGACGTGTGCAAGAGGCTTGGCCCGCTATTCGTGCGCAGCTAGGCGTGTGGGCACGTGGCTTTGTTGCTTGGCTGCAGGAAGTTGGCCCGCCACTGCTGGCAGCGCTTGGCGACCTAGCCCTACGTATTGGCCGTTGGCTAATTAACGACGGCTTGCCTGTGCTAGTGCGCAAGTTGGGCGAGTGGGCGCAAGCGTTCATTGACTGGATCGGGCCACTTATCCCGCCATTCCTGCGACGTCTAGGCGACCTGATTGCACAGTTTGCAAACTGGTTCATTGACGATGGCCTACCCATGATCGTTGAGAACCTAGGCAGATGGGCACGGGCGTTTCTTGAGTGGGTAGGCCCTCTTATCCCACCGTTGCTGCGAGAGCTTGGCAAGCTGCTTGTGGACGTTGGTTTCTGGATTTTGACTGACGCTCTGCCGAAACTGATTGGCTACCTGGCCGAGTGGGCCGCAGCGCTTGTCAACTGGCTTATTGACGTTACGCCTGACGTGCTGCGAGAGCTTGGCAACCTGCTTGTTAGTCTTGGCGTCAACCTTTACAACGGCGCAGTTGATCTCGGCAAAGACCTGGTGCAGGCGATCGTTGATGGCATTGTTTCGGTCGGTAGCCGGATTCCTAATGCGCTGCGTAGGGTCATTCCGGGCGCAAATCTGTTTGGGCTAGCAACAGATCCTTTGCTGCGAGGCATGGCTAATGGCGGGCCAGTAGGTGCCAACGTTCCTTACATCGTGGGCGAACGTGGCCCAGAGCTGTTCGTGCCTGACGTTGCAGGCAACATCGTGCCGAATCACGCCCTGGGCGGCATGGGTCGTGGCGATACGTTTAACGTCAGCGTCCATATGCCTACAGGCACGTCAGGTGATGACGTCGTGCGGGCACTGCAGGACTTCCAGCGACGTCGTGGCTCTATCCCCGTAACAACGTCTGGCGCAAGGTTCTAGGCGTGGCTTGGCCTGATTACTCGATTTACCTAGTAGAGGATGTCAACAACCGAAACGACATCGCAGCCACTGTTCTAGGTTTCAGCATCGAGCAAAACGCAGAAGCTGGCCGCATGGGCACAGGCACGGCTGTTATCGAGCTAGACAACCAGGATGGTCGCTACACGCCATACAACAGCGGCACCTACTCTGACGTTGACTGGTTCTCGGCAGCTATCGAGATCACAGTAGGTACGTACCCGACCAGCATCCTTGCGTACATGTTTGCGGGCATGATCGTTGACTTTGACCTAGTCGACGACGGTATTAGCTCCATCGTGCGTTTGACGGTCGCTGACGCTTTCAGCATCGGTGGACGTACACCGATCGTTGACCGCACCGTCACAGGCACCACGACGGGCCTAGCGGACTTTATTGAAACGTATTGGTCTGGCACGTATGGAGAAGTGCAGCTGCCGACGTTGGGCGCTGGTGCGGGCGCAGAGCCTTACGACGACGACGCTGGCCCTACGGCGCTAGAGATCGACTACAAACTTGCTGACGTGGCGACAAGCGCCGCCATGGACGAAATGAACGCTGCTGTGTTGCCTGCTGGGCCTGGCGTTGCGTTCCCGACCCGCTTGTTCCTGCCTGACCCTGGGTTTCCGTTGCTGTGGCATTTCACCAGCGCAGATCAGCTGCACAGAGGCACGGCTTACGCCAGAACGTTTACGTTTACAGAATCGCCTGCCGTTGGCGAGCTGCCGTTTAGAAGGCTCAAGCGTGGCTACGGCATCGACCAGGTCACAAACTCTGCACAGGTCACTGGTGCGTTCTCTGGCGCTACGGAGCAAACAGAACAAAACACGTCGTCTATTGAGAAGTACGGTGCCCGCAATCGGCGTTACACAAGCGCTGACGCAACAGATGCGCAAGCCCAACAAACAGCAAAAGCCTGGACGTCAAAATTTAGTGACACAGACTTTGTCGCTGAAGAAATTCAGGTCACACGTGCAATGGTCGCTGACAAAGTGGGCGACGACTCTAGCCCATGGCTGTTTTTGCTCGATTGCCGTCAAGGCTGGTGGAACCCTGCCACAGTGACGTACACGCCTACGGGCGGCAGT